ATTAAAAGAAGTTACTAACGATCAAGTAGGCTTTGAGTGGTTCTCAATTTTTAAGACTGCTGTTTACAATCTTAATAATGCTAACAGTAATGGCGTTACGTTTCCATTGGGTGGCAAAGTCTTTCACATTTCAAAAAATAAAACTAACCAGGAGGCTGCTTAATGACAATCTCAATTAACTATATAGATCCTAACAAAAGAAAAGTTCAGACTCTTAAGATTAAAAAACTAAATCTTAAAACACATAAGGGTCAGTTCTTGATGGCTTATGCTAAAAAATTTATTTTACCTTTTAACAAGTACACTACTTATCAAAGTAATGTTTGGAATTATAAAGGTAAAACTTTAAATTTTAAAATTGATGGTAACATAGTCAGACAATCTAATTCATCTTATGGTAAAAATGTTATCAAGCTTAACAACACTGTCTTTTCTTTAAATAATCATAAACATATTATGTTTCAGTTCTTTAAGAATTTACAGAAACTAAAAAAAGATCATTTCTTTGGAGCTAAGTTTAATCACTACTTCCACAGAAACGATGATCCTTATTTTGGTACACATCTAGCTAAGCCGCAGGATTACCAAATCAAGTCGGGTTACACTGATGTTAAATTAAATACAGGAATGAAAAGTATTTATGGTCAATGGGAAAGTAAAGATCAAGATAATACTTGCAATCTTGTAGATAATATTTGGAACGATCAATTTATGTGTTGGTTAGATCCTAAAGATCCTCAAGATAAAATTCTAATCGACAATCCAAATGGTGGAAGTTTTCAATCTAACAATAAGGAGGCTGCATAATGGCTGAAGTAAACGTAAGCGCTGCGTATTCTGAATTAGAAATGAAAGGATATGCTGTAGAGAGTCACGACCACCAAAGCGGAGAGTTTCAAATTCTTTGCGATGGTGCAGATGATAGGAAAGGTGTTGGAGATTACTGGCAAAGAGGCAACACTAGAAATAAGGAAATTGACGACTTTGGCATTAATAAAAAAGTTGTTAAAATTTTAGATAAACATGGCATGTGGGCAGAGTGGATAAATGCTGAGATCGCTGCCATCCATAAACATTAAAGGAGGATCCGTAATGGCTAAAAATTGGTTTGATAAACATCTTGTTGTTATGACTTTAGATGATGACAAGAAAAAAGAAAAAGCAATAAAGGCTGCTTTAAAAAAAGCAATAGCAAAAAAATTAACTGAGTCAAAAAAAAAGAAGGAGGTTGCGTGAAGATAACTAAACCACACGAAAACATTATTAAAATTTATTTAGATAGTGTTTCTGAGAAACCAAAAGCTCTTAAATATTTATTGGAGCAAGGCTGCGTTAAAACTCAATATGTTGAGCCATTATTTATGGCAGCTCCAGAATACCTGGGTCAATTACTAGCTAAAGATAAACCAGCTGAGGGTAAGACTTATGCTTTAACTGGTGGTCCAAAAGACAAATGTATTCTTAATGGCAATACCTGGAGCGAAAGCGAGGTTAAGGTTTGAAACACAAATCTATGAGTCAAATGAATAAAGAGAAAAAGCTTAAACCATTTTGGAAAAAGCTATTAGTTACTAAGAAAACTGTAGAGCAGGATCCAAAAGATAAAGACACTGAATGGGTAACACTAGATATTTATAATCATAAGGAGGTACAGAAGAATGATAAGACAAGCTAAGAATGGCGGTAAACATAAGATCTATGCTAAAATAAATGGCAAAGAATACACTGTGGGATCTTTCCCTTTAGATAAGAAAAGACTAGCTAATAATTTAGAGCATCATTTAAAGGAATGTAATGAAGAAGAGATTGTATCTAAATACAACCTACATAATAAAATTAAAAATTCAGTAGCTCCCGAAGAGAGAGTTACTTTTAAGAATGCTTTTAAACAATATTATAAATCTGTGCAAGCTGAGCCAGATCTAGAGCAAAAGACTAAAGACGGATATATTGCTATCCTGGAGTCCCATATCCAGCCATACATAAGCAAAACCTACTTGGATGAGTACAAGGCAGCAGATTTTAAACATGGAGAAAAATCAACTAAGAATGGCTTATTAACCAGCTGTAAGATTAGTAATGGTGTTAGAACGGATGAGAGAATTGGTAAGCTTGTTGTGCAGAGAGCGCTGCAATATTTCAAAAAGTTTCTTATCTATTGCAAAGATAACGAATGGGATATTGAAATTGAAGAGATCCTTAAGTTTGAATTTAAACCTAGACAATTAGAGAATAGAGCTGCAGCTAAAGATAGTTGGCTGCCTAAATCTAATGAAGTATTTAATATGATCCATGCTGAAAAGAATCCAGGCAAGAAAGCTTGGATCCATACCTTAGCAGAAACTGGAATAGAGCTAAGCGCTGCTTTAGGTATTTGTTACGAAGATGTTTACCAGGATGAAGAGCAAGGTTTTTATGTTATTGATGTTAAACACTCTTTAGATGGTGATAGTAATTTTAGACCAGACTATTTAAAAACTGATAAGAGAAAAAGAAAAGTTCAAATTACTACTACTCTTTATAATCTTTTAAAAGCTTGGATGGATATACAAATGAATCCTAAAACTTTTGCAAGAAAATATAGAAGAGTCTTTCCATATAGAAAAGAATATGCAGCAGATATAGTTAAGTCAGCTGCAATCAAAGCTGGTGTTCCTTGGAAAAAAGGAGTCTCACCTTTTAGAAAATTTAGCGCGTCTGTTATGTATGCTAAGAAAGTTTTAGATGATGCATCCTTTGCTGCAAGATATGGCTGGGATAAAGAATTAAAAACTTTTAAAGGGTTTTACCAAAGACCCCTATCAGACTTGAATAAAAACAAAAGAACCGCTGCTCTTAACAATCTAATAACTAACGGAGAACAATATGAATAAAGAGCAATTACTTCAAAGAAGATTTGAGATTAAAGGTAAGATAGCAAAATTTTTACTTTTATGGAGATCTGTTGAAGAGACAACACAAACAAAGCAATACTCAATTTGCGATGTTTCCTTCCAGCAGGGTCAAAAATGGGAGAAAGCAAATAATGGAATATCAGCTGATAAGTTTTATTTGATCTGTGATACTAAAGGTTATGATCCTTTAGTAATTTTAAACTCAGATCCTTTAGATTTGTTAAATACTAAAGATAAAAAAGGAGCTGATATATTTTCTACTAAAGGTAAAGATAGATTGATTGCTAAGTGTAAAGAGATAGATAGAAATATCTTAGATCAATACGGAACAGCAAAGCATTATAATAGTATGTTGCCTAAGCTTGAGAAAGAAATGGCATATCAGAATACTTTTAAACAGGCATAAAAAAACGGGGGGAGAAAACCTCTCCCCCTTCCTCACTTAAATTTCTTTAAAATTTCTACACAAAATCCTACACAACTTATTTACAACCAAACTAAAAGTTATGTTATTGGCGCGCCCTGGAGGATTCGAACCTCCGACCCTCGGTTTAGAAAACCGATAGCAAATTCGAATACTATTAAAGCGTACCAACGAATACTACCTATTTAAGAAATAAAAATCTAAATAAATGTAACGTCAAATAAGCCTTATTTTACAATAGTGTTTCAAATTGAAACATAAATTTTTACACAAATCTTACACAAAATTATTTGTTCATTAATTCATCATCCTTTTTCATGCATTGATAATGAGCTTTAGTCTTATCAGCAAATGCTACAAAGCTCTCTTGATTATTCATGTCGGCTTTACAATACCTGCATGGTCCAATGTCTATTACTACAACAGTTGGTTTTTTCCAGGTTTTCTTTTTCAAGCTAATCTTATTCCGCCACACCTTCTACAAATATTGCCAGACTTAGAATTAATATTACATCCGCAACGTGCAGCCCAAAAACGCTTAAACCATAAAATTATTTTTTTAATCATTTCATTATTAATTTTTTTATAGAATACGATCCATCTATATTTTTTTCTAATTCAGCCATTGAAGTAATACATTGATAACTTACATTGTTATTTGCTTGTCTCATAGAGACACGTTTTCTAGCTAAGCATTCGCTAATCGATTTTTGAATACGAGCCTCTTTAATTTCATTATTAACCAGGAGTAGTAGAGCTATAATTGTTTGTTCCATTTAATGATTTCCGTTTCTTAATTTATCTATTTGTTTTTGTAGAACATTTACTTGTTCTTTTATGTGGTCGATATTAACTTTGTTGTATCTGCTAGCCTCAATTTCTTTTTCAATACTTTCTATTTGTTTTGCAAGATGTTCGATCAACATATACATTTCCAAATTCTTAGGCTCTTGCTCAGCCTTCTTAAGAAGATCAGCTTGGAATAAAGTATCAGCAGTTTCTAGTGAGCTAATTCTATTTTCTAATTCAAAAAAAGAAACTGTTGCTAAAATTGCACCAGCCACAATAGCTAAAAGGTTCTTGGCTGGAAGCTGTATCCCTGTGTTCTCTGAAAGTTTAAGTGATTTCATGAACCACCTCTATTTCTTTTTTTCCAGGATCTTCTTTTATGTTTATTCATACTTGAAAATTTAGGTTTCTTTCTCCTTGTTACGCTAGTACGTTTAGCTATTCTCTCATGTGGTAATTTATTTGCGTCAAACCTTGCTTTAGCCATTACTTCTTTTTACGATCAAGCACCGATTTAGTTATTCGTGTTCCAAAGCTAGCAGAAAAAACTATGATAACTAAATACCATACTGAGTCTGGCAGCTCATTAATTATAGATACCCACTCTCTAAAGTTTTCTCTGGTCCCAGGGAACCAACCCGTAGTAAGCATACCAATTAGCCAGAGCATTAAGATCTCATCTTTATAAGATTGATCCTGGCTTTTAATTCTAGTTATATCTACATCTTTAGCTGCCTCTATTTCAGCAGCTCTAATTACTTTTGTCTTTTCTGCTTTATGCTTAAAGTGATCTGTTGCTTTATTAATAACCATTTTAGTTAATGGGTTATTAAATATTTTTAATAAATGAATCATGCGCAGCTCCTCATAAGCTCAGCTAGATCTTCACATCTTTTAGTAGTTTGTTTATGCCAAGCTGAATCGAGCATTTCATCTGCTGCTTTATTATAATCAGCAGCTTTAATTCCAGCCCACATATTTTTAAATTTCATGACACGCGGTTTACCAAGTTGAAAACACATTTCACAAACGATGCCTTTAACTGTTGTAGGTACTTCTACTTCTTCAAGTAATTCTTCAGCAGATACAAGAGCAATTTCAAAGTCTTTGTCAAACAAAGCATCAAGCTCCTCCTTAGAATATTGAACACCTTCAACAAAGTTATCGGAAGGTAGTATAAGATGCCCATAACCAATAGTAGCGAAACCCAAACTATCGGAATAAATAGTATCTCTAAACCCTTCATGTTCTTTGACTCTTCTTTTAACATCTTCCATAAATCACCTATCCTTTCGTGGGTCAAAGTTAAGAATTTTGACACCTAGTTTTTGTTGCTCTCTAGTTTTAGCTCGATAAATCTTTGTTCCAGATTTACGATAGTTTTGAGTCTTAACATCATACGTTTTGATCTCATGAGTTTTAGTATTTAAAGTTAGAATATCTATGGGTCCAGTACCGCCAACAGGAACAAAGACTATTAAATCTGGATCCTTGGCAAACTTTGCTTGCGCTAATAATTCGTTACTTAATCCAACAGATGCTGTTTTTCTATTTCGTGAAGTAGTAGAAGATTGAGCCAAGTAGACCTCCAATTAGTATTAAAATTGCAGCGGCTCCCTTACCCCGATTCATATCGGCTTTAAGTTCTTTCACATCTTTACGCATTTCATCTAAAACTTTAAATATAGTTTTCATACGTTCTTGACATACCTTTTCATGGTATGAGATTTTTATGTCGGCAGATGTTTGATTAGATAATTTTTTTTTTCTAGGCATTATTTTCTTTCACATAAGTACAGTTAAACTTAACAACGATTTCGTTTTTGTTAATTTCAGATTTGCCTATTTCTTTTGTTTTATCTATTGCTTCTTCATAACCCGATATTAAACAATCGTAATAACTATCGTGTTTTGATAATGGAAAAGGATCTAAGCAACCCCCATGAATACTTGAACACAATATCATAGTGAGCAGCACTTGCATTAGTATTGTAAGCTAACGCCTCTAATTCTAGCTTCTTTAGAACCACTTGATTGATTAGCAAGAGATATTTTGTATTTTAAACTTGTACCTGCTGTAACAGCTAAGTCATTTACTTTAGCCATTTTAATTCCTGTTGAAAAATCAGGTAAAGCTGTAAGTGTTGCTGTTGTAAAATTAGAACCACCATCTGCTGATAATTGTAAAACTATATCTGTGTTTAATGCGTTAGTTCCTGCTTGGTCTTGATAAGTAATAATAGCACCCATCTTGTTAGTTGATGATGAAGCTGTAATTGCATCAGAAATTACATTACCTGTGGCACTTGTAACTGAATTTTCAATATAAGAATAATCATCATTTGCAACATTTCCACCATTATAAGAAGTTTGAAAATTTCTTAAATTACCGTGAGCATCACCATAACCAAAAACTGCTCTACCAGTTGCAGGAACATTTGAAATAGTTGTCACCATATTATCAGGTGTACCAATAACACTACCATTCCAGCTTAATGGTCTAAAAACTATTGTGTGTGCTGAACTGTCGTGTGTTATTCTAAAACCAGTCCAAGCATTTGTATCATTATAATATCCTGCAACAATTCGACCACCATTACTTACATCAAGAGATCTTGCACTAGTACTTGTACCACTGTCATAACCAGTATAACTTAAACCTGATGTGCCAAAAGCAGTTTGTGCATCTGATGTTAAAAGTTTATTATTTGACCAATCAGAACTTCCATTACCATACCAACTATGGTCACTTGCACTAGCAAAAATACTAGGGTCTGCACCTGCTGAAATAGATGTATCAGTAGTAATCATTAAACCAAAACCCATATATTGCATTGTTGCGTGATTACCGTCTTGATTAGAATTTCCAACATACATATTACATTCCCAACTTACTGATAAATCCCATAATTGATTTATTAAAGTACCAGAATATTGAGTTGAGTTATTACCAGAACTGTTTGCAACTGAGCCACTTCCAGTCCAACTTGGAGTACTTAATGTTCCACTTCTAGTTGATGTTCTATGAAGTGATGGAACAAATTGAGTTTTTGAAGTGTATACAGAAGCTAAATATTCATCAACATTGGAAACATTTGTTAAATTAATTGCCGAACTATCTTGAAAAACATCAACAAACGTAGAATTAGTATTATAAGCAACTTTGTTTTCGTTAGATGCTTGTCTAATAGCTAAAGTAGAAATATCATTAACAATTTTATTGTCATCAAAAGATGTTGCGTGTTGAGATACAGCGCTGCTTGGAACCCTGGCATCGGGGATAGATCCCGAAGTTAGGTGGCTTGCATTTAGATTAGTTAAATTAACAGCTGGTACGTTATCTAAGTTTGCACTTTTAACGTCTCCGTTTGCGTCTAATAAGTTTGCTAAATCTCTTGCTTTTGTCATAATTTATTTTCTCCTCACCTTGCGTTGCATGGTACGTTGTTACTTCCAACTAATGGTGCAGATGCAATCGCCATGAAGATATATGTATCACCTCCACTATTCCAGGCATTTGAAGTTGTACCTTTTAATTTAAAACCATTAGAAAGAAAATCAACTCCTTGTGTTGTTGTGCTTTCTTCGGCTGCTGCGTCATTAGGATAAAGTCTTTTTAGAGTTTCATTATAACCATCTCTTTTATTATCCCAAATTATCCAGTCACCTACACCACTTGTTTTTTTAGCAATAATTGTAGCTGGGGACATTCCATTAGTATAGATGAAGCTTCCGTCAGTAGACCCGTTCCCGACATAGGAACCCATAGCTGAGAATCCTTTTATTGGTGTAAAACAATATGCTATATAATCACCACTAGCATTTACTCCGTCACCAGCACCACCAGCTACATAAAATACTGATGAAGTTGGGTCTGTGTCTTGCCAAGCTGTTGATGAACCTGCCGCCGCATTTGTTCCATTTAAATATATTTCACTATTGTTTCCAATAGCTGAATGATACACCATCCAAGAAGTACTATTTGCTAACGACTTAATTATAATCATAGACGGCTTTTTATTTAATCCATGACCAATAGTTGCGTTTCCACCACTACCTGTCCATTTAACCACACTAAATCCTGATGTTGTATTTGCTGAAACTGTTGATGTAATACTTCCGTCTGTGTTTGAAGAACCAGCTCCGTTGCCACGCCAATTCCAAACTACATTAGTTGTTCCACTATCATTAACATTACCACCTGCTGAACCCATTGTAAAACCATCACTATCAAAAGATGTAATTAATTGAGCATCAGTTGATTCAGCATTGGTTAAACTTGGATAAATAACTTTGCTACCACCTCTTACTGCATCAAATATTCTTCCGTCTTGTGAATTACTTCTGCTTTTTTGCCATATCCATGATGGCTCAAAACCTACTCCTGTTATAGATTGTGCTGAACCTGTACCATTGTAAAGTACAGTATTAAAATAATCCGAACTCTTATTTATAGTTGTATAAGCCATTATAAGTTTAATCCTTTTGTGTTGATTGCTGAATATCCTGTTGGTGGTTGATAAGTAAATTTAGATGCACCATCTGTACCTGAATAACCATCACCACTATTTGTAGTTACTACATTTGAACCTGAGTATTGTCCATTACCAAAATTAAATCCTACTTGTGTTCCATTTCTTAATCTACAAGCAGCAGTATAATTTGCACCTGATGCTAAAGTAAATGCTGCATAAGTTCCACTTGCACCTGAGGTTGGTACACCTGAACCTTGAAAAACACCATTAAGACTAAAATATAATTTTGAATTATCTAAATCCATAGCAACTCCTACAATATCATTGTCAGCAATAGCTGAACCATAAGCAGTATTTGTACCACCACTTGTTTTTTGACCACTAACATTGTAACCAAAATTTAAAGCATCATCGTGAAAAGCGTAACCACTTGCACCATTTAAATTACTCCAAGCCATATTAACTATACCAATTACTACTGTTCCTGTTCCACCAAATACTTTAGCTTCAAAATAATATTTACCTGATGATGGAGCAATACTTCCAAAACAAGAACGACTAGAATTAGATGCATAATAAACTGTATTACCACAATTATTTACAACTACACCTTGACCAGTTGTTTGATTATATAAAGTATTGATATTACAAAAATTGTTACTTGGATTATCTTCAGTTTTAGTTAGTGTACCACCACCTAATGTAAAATTATTAGAGTTACTTGATTCATCTGTTAAACTATTACCATTTTTAAGAATTAAAAATCCATTATTACCCCAAGCTACACTAGGAGTTATACTAGTTTTTATTTTCCATTCGCCAGTAGTAGAATCTGTTTCTCCAAATATTGTTGGAAGTTCTTGTGTACCATCCACAAAAGCTACATAAGACATTAATCCATTAAAATTTTGTCCAGAAGAAGCAGAACCAATGTTGTATGTAATTCCATTTCCATTAATTTCTGAAGAGGCATTTTCACTAGGATAAGTTGCTGTTGAAAATGAAGTTTCTTGTACTCCATTTACATATAATTTTATTCTATCCGAAGCTGTTGATTGTGTTGTATCTACTGCATAAACAATATTGTAGAACGCATTAGGATCTCTAAATTTTCTATTAGTATCTAAGGTTGCTATAACACTTCCACCTGATTTCCATTGTAACTTTAAATTTCCGCCATCAAGATAACAATAACTGTAATTATTACCATCATCAAAAGCACCTGCTAAAGATTGAGTTCCAGATGTGTCGGCTATTTTACACCAAAAAGATTGTGTAAAGGTTTTTCTGTTTCCTGAACCTTGTGTTCTTGTTAAATATGTATTAGCCATTAATTAAATCCTCCTGAACCTGTTGCTCCAAAGCTAGAAGTAAAACTAAAAGCTCTGTCTGTTGTTTGATTTTCTGCATCCGAAATTCGAACGCTAAAATTGTACGTAGTTGGAGTTGTGCTGCTTCCTCCAAAATCTGTTGTTGCTAAAACTCCCGCTGAAGAAAGAGTTACGTTAGCAGTTGCAAGATTAGATCCTACTTCTGAAAAAGTTATTGCGCTGTCTGAAGAACCAGCAAGCGTTGCTATTGTTCCACTAAAGTTTCCAGCAAATGTGCCTAATGAGCCAGCCGCACTTGAGAACGAGGGTGCTGTAGATGCTGTTAAAATATTATTTGTAGATCTACCAGCGTTACCATCGGGATTTTCTACTCTTACATAATAGTTACCCGTTGCTAAAGTTACGTTTACTGAAAGCGTTGTAGCATTTGTAAATGAAACTGTGTTAGCAAGTGTAACTGAGCCATCAGTTTTTATAAACTCAACTATTGGTATGGATACAAAATTAGTTCCAGTAATATTAATCGTTGTAGCTGTTGCAGGAGCTATCGTTTGTGATACGTCAGCTACAGTTGGTTTTGTTTCTGTTGCATCAATAAAACTTAAAACACCCGATCCGTTGGTAGCTAAAACTTGACCATTTGATCCTGTGCTAGTTGGTAAAGTAAAACTTAAATTACCAGCGTAAGATCCATGAGCTGCACTTTTTAATTCTGTATAATGGCTGTTCTGAGAACAGTTTAATCTTAAAGCTCCGTCTGTAGAAGATCCATCGCCTCTAGCTGTTAAACTGTTTGCCTCAACAACAGCAGTAGTAAGTGTTTTACCAGCCATTGTTGTTGGAAGTCTTGCATCATTAATTGTTCCTGAGTTTATAGCTGAGCCAGCAACCGCAGCTACATTAAAGGTTCCATATCCAACAACATCTAAAATATCTCCCGCAGATGCAGCACCAGATAATAAAACTACAGAAGTTCCAGATGTAATATTAACATCTGCTGCAGATAACCTAACGCCATTTAGATAGACATCCGCAAACCCCGCATCATAAGCAAGTGTATTTCCTGCTGTATCAGAACCAGTAAATGTTGTTTGACCAGCTGTAGCTGTGTAATTAAATCTAGCCGAAGTTCCATTAACTGTAGAACCAGCTGCTGCCCATCCACTAGATTTATAAACTTTTAATTCGTTAGCTGTTGTATCAAAATATAGATCTCCGACATTTAAAGAAGAAGTTGGAGCCGATGATGATATTCGATAAACATCTGCAAAGTTTTGAACAGCTGCTAAATTTGTATTAACACTTGATACTGCTGCATGAGCATTTGCTAAGTTTGTTAAATTAGTAATTCCAGCAAGTGTATTAATATTTGCAATATTAGTATTAAGACTATTAATATTTGCAGAGTTTGAATTAACTGCGGATACTGCAGCTGAAATATTATTAACCCCAGTTATAGCTGCGCTTATTCCATTCAATGCTGAAATTTCAGAATTTAATCCAGCTAAAGTTGTTATGTTAGCATTTGCTCCAGCAACAGTTGCTATATTATTTGTTGGTGAAATTTGACCTGCAACTGTATTTACATTTGTTTGATTAGATCCAGTTAATGCTAATTGTCTCCATTGAGTATTACTTAAGTCATAGACTTTCATAACATCGTTAGTAGTGTCAAAATAAATTGCACCATCTACTAAAGCTGCACCATCATTATCTACTGATGGATCTGATGATTTAGCTCCTAAAAATCTATCATCAAAAGTATCTAGAGCTGCCTCGGCTGCTGTTTGAGCTGTTTCTGCAGCTGTCTTTGCTGTCTCTGCTGCTGTCTTAGCAGTAGTTGCCTCAGACGCTTTAGTCGTTGCAGTAGATGCTGAAGAGGCTGAGGCTGTCGCAGAATTTGCGGATGCTGTTGCAGATGATGCTGCAGCTGTCGCTGAGCTTGCTGCATTTGTAGCCGATGTAGTTGCAGATGCTGCATCAACTAATAAATCCCATTTAGAGCTATCAGTATTTGTAGTTAAAGGTTGTGAGCCAGATGAAGTATGGCTTGTATTAGCCATGAAGATATTATTTGTAGAAGTATCTTTTACAATATCTCTAACCGCATAAGTTGTTGTGGATGCCCAGTTACCTCTATTAGATCCAATAGTAGTGGTTACTGATAATTCACCAGATGTATCAAATCCTAAAATTTTTCCAGCTCTGTCTGTAGATCCTACTGTAAATTCAGTAGATGTCATTGTGTTAGTTCTGGAAAGTTTTATAGATCTATCTAATTCTTCTTGTAATTCTTGTTGTTGTAAAGTTAATTTGTCAAGAGCGCTTTCGTGTGTTTCAGCAGGAAAAGGATCGTTAGCAATATAATCTGTTTCTTGCGTTAATGATGTGTCTCTTAATAATACAACAGTTACACCATTTGCTGGCGCAGTTGAAAAAGTTACTGTTCCTCCAGCAGATCCGTTATCAGTAATACTGTAGTGTGTAGTTAAAGATTTTACTGTCTCAGTTCCTGTAGCTGTTCTTTCTATTACTTTTAATTCAGCAGTAGTATTTATAGGAAAATTATATGTAAACGCAGTTAAGCTGCCATTAGCAGAGTAACTGTTTTTTGTATTTATACTACTTACTGTCATTGATCGTATCCATTTAATTCATTTCTAAATTTTTCTTTCGCAATATTAATCGGTCTTTTGAACATGCCATTTATTAGCAGTTCTTCAAAAACCTGTGAGCGAATGTTTGAAACTTCTTTAAGAATGAGCGTTTTCTTAAAATAATCGTTAGGCGCGTTTTTATATTCTTTTGAATTTATAAATTTTTCTAAACCTTCCTTTACCATTAATCCACCTATTCGTCTATACTCAGAAATTTCCTCATGATTAAGATCCACAGTTATTCTGTTTCTAGGTAGATTAGTTAATAGTTTCTGTACCGCTTTATTCCTTGTATTTTTAGCTTTTAAAACCTCCATCTTTAAAGGATCTAAAACTAGGTATTTTCTTATTTCGCCAATAGGTGGCATCACTCTACTTAATTCTGTAAATAATTCTTTTGATATATCTGGCTTTTGTTTTTTTCTTATAAATCTATAAGCGTGTTTTTTTCTTCCGAATATATCGTAATCTGAAGGAGCATTTTCCCCCATGCCAGGAGTATTGTTTTTAACATTTTGAATCATGCTGCCAACTTCTACAGCGTTAGAAGTAACTTTTGCAGAGTCGTCTCCGTCAATAAATTGTTGCTCCCATCTTGCTATTTGTCTTGTAATACCTGGAGTAGCTGCACTCTCAAATAATCTTTTACCCATTTTTTTCCATTGAAGTAATTGATCTTTGTCTCCAGCAATCAAACTGAAATATTCTTTAGATTGCTTTGTGTAACTTTTATTAAAAAAGTTTTCACCGATAGATATAGCTAAGGCAGAAAAGGCTTTCATTAAAGCCTCTTTGTCTCCACCTTGCTCCCATACCTCTCTACCAACCTGCATAATGTCTATTGCCTGAGAAAGCATCTGACCAAAAGGATCTACTCCATTATATGAAATTACTGTATCTCCTATAAGAAGAGAATTTCTTGGCATGTCTAAAGCTTTTTCTATAGCGTAAGTTTTATCTGGTAATTTTTTATTTGTAGAAATATTCTTTATTGATGCATTGGTCCCTGTACCTACTCCAAAATAACCAGCTGAACCAGCTGATAAAATAAACATAGTACCTATAGAAAGTTTAGCATTTGCTATATCTCTCTGCGCACCGCCTGCTTGCCATTGTGTTTTCCAATCAGTTAAAAGATTTAATATTGGAGTACGTTCAGATGCATATCTTAAAATGTTTGTAGGTGTTTGAAGGAAAGTAATAACATATCTTCCAAATGGTAATTTTCTAATTTGTTTAACACCATGCGCTCCTTGAGAAAGTAAATCTCCCTTTTGACCAGTAGGAACCTGGAACGTAATATACTGTGCCTCTTTAAAAGCTGCCTCTTGAGCCTCTTTACTTGGATGAGATATAAAGTTAGCAATAAAAGCTCCTGCATCTTTTTCAGCTAATCTTCCCTCTTTCATTAACCTAAAAGCTTTTCTATAACCTAACGCATATAGCTCAGATCTATAAGCTACAGTTTTATAAAATACGTCTCCAGCATTTAGTGATTTAAGAGGTATACCATTTAAAGTAGCAATCTTTCCTATAACATCTACGCCTTTTGCCATGAAGTCATTTTTAATTCCTAAAGTTTGAGAATTAAAAACACTCATTGGAGCCTCAACCTTTGATCCAGCTACTAAAGTTTGTTCACCATTAAGAGCTTTAAAGAACATTTCAATAGCCTCTCCATAAGCCATTTTCATTCCATAGTTTAAAGCATATCCTTCGAAGTGAGCTACACCATCTGTTTTATTAGTTAATCTATTAAATGTAGATGCGTAACTTCTTTCGAATGAACGATTGTATAAAGTAAATGTGTTACCTGTAATATTTTTAACGTGAGTAATTGGATTTGATAATATTAAATTTATAAAACTTTCGTAAGTAGCATCCCTTAATTTTCTTCCCAATCCATCCGATGTAATAAATTTACCTCTTTTGTTTTTAGGTAAAGTTAAAAACATTTTAGCTGTTTGAGCAATATCTTCACTACCACCCATTTTCTCAATAGAAGTAGCGATGTTAAGCTCAGCAAAAGCTGAATCTTCAAATCTTGTAGATTGCGATGTAAGCTGCCATTCTCTTAAAGCTCGACCAGCATCTGATCTTATACCAGCTAATTTTTGATGAAGATTTGCAACAAGAGCCATTTCTTGTTTAAACATTATTTTATCTGCGTCTGTTCCGTTGATAGCTTTTTTTGCAAGCAATTCTAATTGCTCTGCTTTATAAATATAAAAATCTCTGAAAGCTCTAATTTTAGCTGGTGGAGGAATTTCCCCTGGTTTAGTAGATAAAAAATCAAATTGTAACTTAGATCTATCATTACCAACTAGATTAGCAAGCTCATCAATATCAGCATCTTTTGTTTTAGTAGTAAGTTTATTCTTATAAAGTTTTTCGTGAGCCGAAATCATATCGATTACGCTTTGATCGCTATCAATATATTTTATATTAAATGTATCTAAGTGTTTTGAATTTTTATAAACACTTGTACTTTCTGGCTTAGCAAGATTTAAGATAACTTTTTCTTCTTCAAGAGAAGGTTTAATTTGGTAATTATTTTTTTTAGGAATAGCTGTTCCCTCACCAGCAATTATATTTCCACCTTCAGCCTGGCTTGCTCCTTCTGCTGTTTCAAACGCCTTATCTGAGGTAATAGATTTTTCTTTAACAATAGTACTTTCGTCTATCTTCTTAGGTTTACCTTCAGATTTTTTTAAAATATTTGTTGTTTCTTTTAAAATATTAGAAACGATAGGTTTTGTTAAATCTACAATAGGTTCAACTATTGTCTTTTTTATTATTGGTCCAGCCATTTTTGTAATTTACTGGGATAGAAAATATCCCATTATCCTCTCTATTATACTAATAATTGTTTATTGTGTAGTGTTAAAATACTTCAACACCTTTTTTTTCTGTTTTAATCACAGCATTTTTCGTAATTGTTCCCGTCTTAATTGTTGCAGATCCGTCTGCAGCAGGAGAAACAAAATCGTAAACATTCTGTATTTTACTATCTAAATCTTGATTGAAATATTCATCTGGAATTAATCTTCCAGTAATTAAACCTCTTTTTATATTTTTTATTCGAGCTGTATTAGTAGGAGCTTTAGCGTAAACTATTTTTACTTTATAACCATCCTTAGCAAAGTTATTAATAACCTTCATAACCTTTTCTTCACTTTTACCAATAATTGGATAAACAATATTATCGCCTGCATCTTTAGCTTTATTTAAAACTTGTTCAGCTAAATATTTACCTTCTTCATGAACGCTGGATGTTGCTGATAAATTTTTCTTACCTAATAAAGCCTCTTTAAAAATATCAGAGTCTATAATTTTTGAACCAAAATGATCAGCAATAACTTTACCTTTAACTGATTTACCAGTAGCTGGAGCGCCTATCATGATATGAATAATTCTATCTTTTTTAACAGCTCCACTTCCATAAAAATTAGCAATAGCATTTTCATAGCCTTTTATTTTAACTCCATCAAAATTAAATTCTCTATTTTTTTGAAAAAAAGGATCTCTAAATTTATTTACAGTAGAGTCTAGTTCACCATCTTTTTGCTTCTTAATAAGATTTTGTACATTTGTATCTTGTTTTATAGCTTCAACAGTAGCATCACTTGGATTGTCTGAATTTTTAACTATTTTAGTTGCTGTAGCTATATCGTCTGAATTTGGATTTGTTTTTTTAATTAAACCACCAAGCATTTTTTCATCTTGTTGTTTAACCATGCCTTCAGAAAATTCTTTAATATCTTTTTCTTGTCTTAGATATACTTGTTTTTCAGATCTGCTCATCTGAGATATTTTAAAATGTTTATAAACTTCTTTTATTTTACCAAATAATTTTTCAAATAATAAACCATCTGCAGCTCTAGCAGTAAAATTAGATAAGCCTTCAACACTTAAGCCTGGCACTTTTGCATCAAACTTTCTAAGTGAATCTAAAAATTTAGAATCATTTAAAGCTTTGGCATATATATCGCTAACTAACAATTCTTCACTTTTAAAACCCATACCAGATGCAAACATCCATGATAATAAGTGTGCTTGTTTTACTCCTAGCCCACCTTGTAAAAGTTTTGATCTTGCAAGGAATAAATATGGAGCTGCTTGAAACATATAAGTAGTTAATTGATTACCAAATGTTTTGTCTCTTTCTGTATCTAACTCATGTACTCTTTTAGATAAATCTCTTAAAGACATTTTAAAAGGTGTAGGAGCAAGATTTGCCTCTGCTATTTCATCTATAAAAGGTTTGATGCCAGGGAAAGTTTCTTCGGTTGCACCTACTCCATTTTCTAATCCTTTAAATATTCCGTAAATAGCATCTGGTAATAAGTTTTTTACAAACTTAGGTAAGTTTTCTGTAAAAAATTCTTTAGTTACTTCAGCACCTTTAGCTAAATTTTTCTGTGCAGCCTCACTATAGAAAGGAATGTTAGTACCAGGTATTGTTCTTTTTTCATTCATGCCTGGATAGAAGGATGCAGTATCAGCTCCAGACTCATCTGCCTTTTTAAAAGCATCTGAGTTAAGAGTGTTCTCATGATCGTATATTGGTTTTAATATACTATTTTCTAAGCTTTCAGTTAAAGTTAAATCCATTATTTTTTAGCCTTCATTAAATTTGTAATAGCAAATTTTAATCCGTCTGTTTTATCACCAGCTGCAAAATTAAGTCTTTCTTCTGGTGGAATTTCTGGATCTGAGACAGCATACTTTAATCTCATATTAAATAATTTTTGAGCTTTACCAAGATTATCCATTTCAAATATAAACTCAGAGTGTGTTAATTTTTCGTCTCTATATAATTCAGCCATTTTAGTTTTAGTATCTATGAAATATGTAGATCCACCAGCTGCTTTAATTTTAGATGACCAATTTGATTCTTCTTGAAAAGAAGGTAAAGGAAAGATTGACATATTAGGAAGAGCTGATCCTGGATTTAATTTTTTCATTACTTGAAATAAAGCATCTTCACTATTGACACCATCTGTCATAACAAGCTTATCAAAAAGTTGCATAGCTTGAACAGCAATAGATTTTACTGTTCTTGCATCTTCTCCTATTTCATATTGATAACTTTCGCTTGCAAAAAAGATTGATTTTAATATTCCATAATTATTTTTATATTCATTATAAAGAACAGTATCTTTTTTAAGTTTATTAATTTTAGTTAAAGCTTTACCTGTAGCCTCTGCGCTTAATCTTAAAAAAGTAAGATCTGAATCTTTAACTTGTACCTTTTTTGAAAGAGCTTGTAATTCTACTGGTGAATCTGCATTTGTAATTTCATCGTTAAGATCAATAAGTATTTGCTCTTCGTTTAAATCTACTGTGCCAGCTCTATAAGAGATAAGTTTGTTATACATTGTTTCATCAATGTCATTATTAACATAAGCTTTTTTAATATCTTTGTAGTCAATTAGCTTGTCAGAAAAATCTGGATTTGTTGAGTTGTCGTGAAAGTGTTGTATTCTTACAGCTATTTCTGCAAAATTATTAGCTTGATCTTCTACGTTTTTAGCATCAATAATTTGTTGATCTTTTATTTCAGCCTCAATGTTAGATGCATGATTTTCGTAAGCTTTTTCTAAAATATAACTTGCTGTCTCTTCCGATTTAATATCTTTAAGAGATCCTTTTGGATTATCAATAATAGACTTAGGATCATTACTAGCTAAATGGATTGCTCTGTTCTCCTGGATCTTTTGATTGTTCTCTTCTTTTTTTTTAATCCAATCAGCAGGTTTATAAAATAATTTATTATCTTCGCTATTAAAATAGTTATTAAGATAACCTAAAGATGCATTAACTTCGTTTCTATTTTTAGATGTTGCTACAATTTGTTGATGTTTATTTAAATCTATTTCATCTGTAGCTAATTTTTCATCAATAACATTTTTAGTAATTGTTTTTTGTAGATCTATACCTAAGCTAGATTGTTTGCTTGCAAACCAGGAATTAACTTTTCTTTTAACAGAAGTGTTTTCTTTAAGCAGAGCTTGATCCTTCATTAACTTAGTAGAAAAAGTAAATGTATTGAGATCGTTTAAGTTATTAGATCTTTCATAATTAAGAGTTAATTGACCCATGTTCTTTTCTAAGGATGCAGCAATAGCAGCTGATTTGTTTGAATCTTTAGTTTTTTTAACTACTGCCCATAAATTTACTGCTGCGTCTGCTGCGGTTCCGCTTGCTTTACTAGCAGAATATACAGATCTAGGAGAAACGCTTAAAGATGTTGCAGATACATTAGTTGATTTTGTATCTATTTGAGCTTGAGATTTATAAAGTTTAATAGCCATTATGTGTTCATAGCTCCATATACAGTTGCTCCAGTGTTAAGTAGAGATTGACCAGCATCATAGTAACTTTGTCTTTTAATGAGTTTACCTTCCCATTGTGCTAACATACCTTTTGCCTCCGACATTAATGCTGCGTTTTCAGATCTTGCTCTTGCATTATCTGCATTAAATTTTAAAATTTCAGCATCTGTTCTAAGCTCATAGTCATTATCTAAAAATGCAACAATAGGAGTACCTTCCATAGTTACTCCACTATTAAGATAAGATACTTCTAATTGATCTCTTATTTGTTCTGCGGTTTTATCAAATTTTGGTTTTTCAAATGTTTCGTAAAAATTATAAGCTTGATCTTTTTCTTGTCTTTGAATATCAGCGTCTCTTCGCATTAGGCTATTATTATAGCTACCTAATTTCTTTGCTGCTTTTCCGCCCTGTAAAATACTAATAAATGACATTAATAAACCTTTGCATATAAATAATGATCTGATCCGTCTGGAGCATAATTTTTCATTAAACCTTCTCTTTTAAATCCTAACCACTCTGCAAATCTGATCGCTGTTTCAGAATCATGTTTGACAGCAGTTTGAATCCTTTTTAATTTATTGTTAGTTGCTAATAGATCTGTTCTTCTTTTAATCGTCTTAGCGCAAAAAATTGGATACTTTAATATATCCCTTGATGCTAATACCCACCCCTCAGCAACGCCTTCCCAGAGATAACAGATACCTCCTGCCGCTATAGGTTGATTGTTGAGTAACCCTGTAAACGACATACCAATATCTTCTACACTAACCACATATTTTTTATGTTCTGGTCTAAGCTCTAACGCAACATCATTCATACCTAAATCTAGTATTTGTTTTGCGTGTTCAGCTTTAAAAGGTACTAACTCTATTTTAGACACTTTCCGTTTCTAGTCTTGGATAAATTCCAAGAATTGTCATTGGCAGCGCCTGTGGTTGTTTAATATATACTAATCCTTCTGTACCATAATCTGAATCAAATTCTATAAATTTATCTCCAGTAAATAATGGTACGGGTAAATCCATACTAGCAGAGCTATCTCTGAAATCTATTGCAGTTAAAGTATCTGCATCGGGTCCAACACTTGCTCCTACTGTCTCATGAAATCTAACAGATAGATCATAAATTCTTTTTACTTTAGTCTGTGTTGTTTCTTGATAGCCTTCATCTAATCTCATGGTTTGTAAATCAGAAGTATAGCCTAATCCTGCATTTACTTCTTCAGCCTCTGAATCTAAAGTGATTGCACCAGAGCTAACAGTTTTATTATTTTGTGCAGCTCCTTCTCCTATAATAGTAACACTCTCACCTTCTAAATGAGTTAAGCCACTTATGCTAGTAGTAGGATCTCCACTATAAGATAAACCAGAATCTAAAAAATGAAATGCTGTTAGATCTGAATTAAAATCAAAAGGTGTAAAATATTCTACATATCTTACAGTAGATCCATTTATGTATCTTTGAATAATAACCCAAACTTGATCTTCTTCTTCTCCAGCAACTATTGCTACACTTTCTACTTTAGCATTTGTTAAAATTTTATCTGTTTGCTCTGAAGAATGAGCAGCTGTTATATTGACTTCAGTTAATAGATCTTCTTTTGCATAAAGTTGAAATTGATTATCATCAACCTTACCAATAAAATATTTTGTGTTTTCAGCTAAACCAGTAATAGATGTTCCTGTATTATCGTAATAAACAATATCACCAGTTTTAAATCCATGATTTGCAGAATAAATAATATCTGTATGAATATTAACACCTTGAAAAATATGTTGAGTTACATCTGAACCAGGAGCTGAAGTTAAACTAATTGCTGTTCCAGCGTTTGCTCTTGTTAATGTAGTAGCTAATTTTATTGTGTTAGCATCTACTGATATAACAAAATATAAACTAGAATTATTTAATCCACCAATAGCACTCGATGCAGCATTATAATAAACTGTGTCTCCTGTAACTAAGCCATGGCTTGATAATGTGATTGTATTATTTGTTGTGTTCACATTAGTTGAGTTAGAAGTAAAAGCAATTTTCTGCTGCTTAATTGTTTTACCTGTATCAGACTTACCGCCAAAAATATGACGATGCCATGCTGTTACTTGCTCTAATCGATTGTATGTAAGACCTGCTAACACTCCATCGGTTCTTACACACCAAACTATGGAATAAGGCTCCTGCTGATAATCCATTTGTGTAACGCCAGATTCCGTTATATGTTCCGATAAGATAGTCATGTCTGGAGCCTGATAACCATCTGAATCAAAATTATATGCTAGCTCTCTTATCTTTCTCTTCGCTCTCTGAAGAAAGATTGTAGCGTTACCAATCGATAGCGCATCCACTCCTGCACTTCCGTAATTAGATTGTTTTCTAATATTTATATTTGTAGGTGTAATAGCATCTTGAGCTGATCCAGAGCTTACAGAATACTCACCCCCTGTTGTCATAACTATTAATGTTCTTGTAGCTTTAAGAGCTTGAATAACATTAACTTGATTTGACGCAATCGTATAAATCATGGCATCACTAGCATTTGTACCGCTAGTCATATTTTCATAATCACCAGATTTAGAAAAATATAAAGTTTGAGGATTATTGTTTGTTGATGCAAAAACTAATCTTTGTTCAAAGAAAGATACACAACCAGGATAACCAGTAGTATCACTCCATGCACCTAACTTCCAATCCTCTACTGAATTAGTGTTGTCAAACGCTTTTAAAATTTCTATCGTTACTACAGTTGCAGAAGTAAATCCTGTAATCTTTCCATGACCATTTGAAAAACTTACAAATCTTCCAACATCGGTACTAACAAAAACAGATGATGATGCAGTTAAAGTTACACCTGTAGCTACCGCAGATGATCCAGGAGTTAATGTTGTTGTTGTAGTGTTGGAATCTAAATAGGGTCCATCGGTAAACTCTACTTCAGTTAAACTCCAGGAAGTATGACCTGTTCGTGATAATTTTCTAGGTTTATGATTTTTATGCACCAAGTACATGACATCGGCACTTTGAGCAAATTTAATATCAAATAATTCTGCAGTTAAATAAGGTGATGATATTTCATAAGCAGAACCACCAGATGTAATTTGACCATTATCTTTAAAAAATCTTATGTACTGATTACCAAATTCTAAAATGTAAGTTTGTTCAGTTGAAAATTCAAAAGGTATTAATCTTGATTTAGCAGCGCTAGTTTTAATGCTGCATACATAATAAGTACCTGGTCGCCTTGTAACGGGTCCATGAGGTAATACTACAAAATTTTCTAGACGAGTACATCCATTAAAATATTTAGCAAAATCTGTACGACCTTGCATACCTGGTGATAGCTCCCCAGCAGTAAAGCTAGGAACTGATAAAAGTTGTTTTGGCATTTTAGTATCTACTGTTTATAAATTCGTCTGCTTGAATTTGATCTGTTGGTCCGAGTGTTTGATCTGTATTGTAACCACCTTCGCTAGCGTCTGTGTGTCTAGCCTCTGATAATTTTAATACATATTTCTCATTAAAAAGTTTTGCAGTTTGTAAATTAGCTGTTATTGAAAATCCCATGTCAGCAGCAAGAGCTGCAGAAATAGTCTCTCTTAATAAAACATCCATTTCGTTTGGATCTGTTACTCTTGAAATATAAATTATTTTAAGAGCAGATTCATTAATTAAAACTTTTCTACCTTCTATTTTATGATTTGAATCATAAGCATTAATTCCTAATACTCTTATGCAATCACTTGGTAAAGTAAATGCATGCTTAAATCCCCAATCTGGAGTAGAAGAATCTGCAGCTAAAGTAACTCTTTTAGTTAAACAATTCCAGGGATGAGATCTAAATACTGCGTCTCTTACAGTATTATATCTAGCGTTACATAATCTTCCATTCTTACTATTTTCTGTAAGCGAAGTTATAGCGCTAGCTCCTAACTGGTTTAATGCTGAGTTACAAATTTCTATTACTGATGCCATTTAATTATCTCTTTTTGTTTGGAAAACCAGCTTTCATATTTTTATATGCTTTAGCTGATATTGTACTTTTCTTTTTTGATCTTGATGTTCCTGCTTTTTTTCTTGCGTTTATATTTCTATATAAGCTCATGTTTCCTTTATTTTTTTCTTGGTTTGTTTTTTGGTTTTTTTGGTGGTCTACCTTTTTTAGATCCGTATGTTCCTTTACCTTTTGGCATGTTTTCCTTTTTATGTTTGTGTGAGTAAGGGAGGCAGTTTCCCACCTCCCTAGGTATAGATATTAACTATCTATTATTCATCGCAAGGTACTTGGAATACTTTTGATTCTTCCATTCTAGTAGCACCTAATGCCATAGAGTAGTACACTTGAGTCGCATAAGACTTATCGTCTCTTTCAGAGATTTTAGCTTTAACGTCTGCACCCAAAGCCAACTTGATTGCGTCTTGAGTAAAACCAAAACATAATCTGTCGTCTGTGTTTGTAGAATCGTTATTAAGTCTAGTAGACATAATGAACTCAAATCCTAAAAAGCTATTAATATCGCCTTGAGCGAGAGCCTTCACAGTATTAAAATCTGAAGATTTTACTTCTGTTGTTGCTAATAGATCTTGGATTTGTTTTGGTCCACATAAAAAATATCTTTTTATGCTAGGATCAATATCGCCATTGTCAAAGAAATATTTAGTTTCTAAAAGTTTAGCGATTGTTAGTCCATCTGCTTGCTGAGTAGTTGCGAATTTAGAGGTTGCTGGTAAAGCTACCGCTGTTCCACCTGCTACGCCAGTGTCTGCTGATCCACCTAAAGCTGCAATTACGACATCATCGATTGATCGATTCATCGCTGCTGCTGCTGCTTTAGCATAGTTTGATGTAGGGTCTGTTAGCATTCTTACTTTGTCCAGATCGTCTATAAGATCTGCCCATTCGTAATCAGCTAAAGAAACTCTACGTCTGCTGTGTGGTGTCGTTACTTGAGGTGTTGCGCCATGTCTTGTTGATCTTACAGATGCACTTGTTGCTCCTATTTGATCAAAGAAAGCATTTTTTCCTCTTACAGATTCGACATCAACAGCACCTCTTAACTTACTCCCCATTTGTTGAGCAAGCATCGTAACATTTGAAGAGTATTGTTCTACAAATGCTGTAGTTATTTGAGTAGACATAATTGTCTCCTTCTATTGTTAGTGTTGTTGTTGTTGTTGTTTGTCGGAAGATTATCCTTGCGGGTCGCTCCTCAATTTTAGATCTTCTGGATCCCAGACTATTCCTGGTGGCAACTAGGGTCTTGCGATTATCCTAGGTATTTTTAGCTATACAGAACTTTTTTGTTCTCGTAAAGCCAAAACCTCTTCTACTGCCTGTGAATGATTAGGATGTTGTTTATCCCAATAAGCAGAATCTGGAGCTGTTAATTCTCCAATTTGTTTGTCGATTTGTTTAGGTGTTAAATATGTTGGTCCAGATGCAGTAACAAACTGATCTTCACCCATTTTTTCAGCTAAGTTTGCAAATGCTTTTATAATAGCAGGATTGTCTCCTAACTTAGATCCATCTGCCATTGGAGCATCTAACACATCTGCAGCTACATATTGTTTTGCCATAGCACTAGCTGCTTTAAGTTTTTGATCAAAAGCTAAACCAAACTCTTGCTTTAAATTTGCAACAGATTCTGTTCTTGCTTTTTCTGCTGTTTCATCTTTAGCTGCTAGAGTTGCAGTTTCGTTTGTTTGGTACCACTTAACCATTTCATTTGCTTGGTGTGGAAGTAAACCCATTTTGTGAGCTTGTTCTTTAAAAGAATTTAAACCTGCTTGGTCTACATCTTTTACATCAAATTTATATTCATCCGCAGTTTTTGGTCTACCTAGTTTTTCATAAACTGCATCCCAATCTTTGTCAGTTGCAAATTTATTTGGAACTGGAATTTTATCAGCTCCTACTAATTTTTGCGCATGAACATAACTTTTAGCTAAGCTTTCAATATCATTAATATTTTCTAAAGACTTGTCTGCTCTTATTTCATCGGAAAGATTTGATTTCCAATCTGTGTTTGGAGTTTCTGTTTTAGGATCTCCAGATAACATAGAACTATCATTTGATACTTCTGGTGTTACTACCTCTTGATTTTCGCTTGACATTTTATTTCTCCTTTTTGTTAAGCATGTTACTAATAAACAAGACCACTGATCTTGCTCCTTCTAAATATGCGCTTTCATGACTATCACCTTTAATGTGTGTAGTTGTATGATAGCTGCATCTTTTCTTAAGATCGTCTAGCACTCGTTCTCCTGCCTCGGATCTAAAAGTCGTTTTATAATCTATACCTAATTGCTTAATATCTTTTTCATTCACCAGCTACCGCCTTAATAGCTGGAGCTGCTTTACCAGCTGCCTCTGCCATTTGCATTTGTTCTTGCATTCCTTGCATTTGTTCCGCCTGTTGTTTTTTCTCTTCTCTGATTTGCTCTACCTCAGCTCTAGATCTTAGGATCTTAGCTGGTAAACCAATAACGTCTTTTAGATGAGCTACTAAACCATCGACATCTAAATAATCGAAAACAGGAGCTACATTTTGTACTGCTCCAAATACTTCTATACCTCTCATGATAGAAGATAGATCTCCAGATTTTTGAGCTTTCGCTATTGGAGATACATATTCAATTTCGATTTGTTGATCTTGTAAAAATTCTGGAACTTGTTGAAACTTACTTTCTTTTAATAAAATATTAAAACATCTAGTAATTAATGGTTGTAATAATTCAGATTGTAATCTACCAAGAACGGGTCCCAATATTCTCATCTTCTCTTCAGATTTTTGCATGACCTCGGTAGCTGTCATGTTATTTCCTTGAACAGATAATAATTGATCAACAAAGAAATTTTCTCTGATTGCTTTTCTTCTTTGTTCCTCCATGTTTAATCCTAGAGGTTGATTGCTGCCAATGTTTAATGGCTCAATTCTTTCTCTTGTTCCAGATCTGTAGAAGTTTAATCCTCCTGGAACTGTTCTTACAGGTAATACAAAACCATCATCTGGAACCATTAAAGGTGGATCTATTTGTTTTTGAGCTGCTTTAATAGATACCTTAGACATTGTATTTAACATTTTAACATCTGGTAAAGCATTCATCGCAGGAGATCTTCCGTAGATTTCGTTTGATGCTTTTAAATATCTTGGAACTACATAAGGAAAATTATCAAAACCACTTTCACTTAATAAAAAACCTGTTTCTTCATGAACGTAACAGCTAGAAAAAGGTTTATTAGTATTGTTTTCATATATGCCTCCCATTTCATTCGGCATAACAGCATGTAAGATAACAACATCTTCTTCTGGTTTTTTAATAATAATATCTTTTAAGCCATGAGGAAATTCCGCTTTAGGAAACATTACAGGTATAGATCTAGCTTTTAAATTAAATTTTCTAATTACTGTATCTACTGTTCCTTTTTGATTTTCTGAAATAAATAATTCTGAGATATGTACTGTTTTAAATCTTAGATCATCGTCTTGATCTGAGTTAATAAACATTCCTGCAGTACCGAAAGCAATAAGATCGTGATACAATTCAAAAATTTCTTGTTGGAAGTTAGATCTTGAAAAAGCTTGCAACATTACTTTATTACAGTTTTCTAACCATTCCGCAGCTCCATCGTCTTGATCAATTAAATCGTTTCTAAATTTAAGTGAGAACCAAGCTGAAGTTGTTGAAGTTAGCATTCCATGTAAAGATGCTGCTAATAATTCTAAAGCATGAGTGGCTGTGCCATCGTAGATTTGTTCGTGCCTTTTATCTCCTCTTGTTCTTTTAACATTAATGTCTGCTTTTCTTGGCAGCATGTAATCTGCAACTTCTTGCCAATGAGACTCCCATGTATTTCTAGAAGTTTTTAAAGATTGATAAGTGTCGAGAACTTTTTTTGCTTTAGATGTAATATCCATTTTTTATCCTAATAATGTTTTTTTCTTTAATTGTAATTGACCAGATCCTAATCCCTGGGGTCCAGTTAAAATCATAGAAGATCTACCTTTACCTCTATCAATAGAATCTGTAGACGTTGCCTGAGAAACTTCTGGTTTACTTGGTGCGGGTGTTGGCGCTGGTGGTGGTGCTGGTGGTTTTGGTGGTCTAACTACTCCTCCCATATTATTCTCCTAATAAAGTTTTTTTAGTTACTGTTGCATCAGACTCGTCTCCTGTAGCTGATGTTAAAATTGTACTACTTCTTCCTGTTCTGTTTCTTCTTAGTCTAGCTTCTTCTGCTGCAGCAGCTTTTCTTCTTGCCTCATCTTCATAAGATGGAGATTCTGGTAAAGCCTCTACTGGTGGTACAGGTGGCATAGCTGGAATTTTAGGTGTTAAAAAACTCATTTTATCGATCCATGTATTGTGTAATCGCTAACAGCGATTGTTTGATTAATTTTACTTTTTTCTTCGTAGTCGTTTATAGATATTGCCATATATCTCATGGCATCGCAGGCATGACTTGACCAATCATGAACTGGCTTATTATTAAACATTCTCATCTTCTCATTATACTTTCGATGATAATGTTTTAATGCATCTATTAATTTTTTTGATTTATCTAAATTAAAATAGCATCTAGGTAAAACCATTTTTAAACTATGTATTCCATCTTCTAATGGAAGTTTAGGAAGTATTCTAAAATTTATTCCCAACTGATAAGCTACGTCTCTTCTAGTTTTACCAGACGAAAATTCTTGAACGTCTATATCGTGAGGTGCAAAATGCTTATCATAAATATAATCTTTTTCTTTTATGACCTGGATATAGTGAGGTAGACCCTCTCTTCTATTTTCGTAAAAATCTATAATCTTAATTGCGTTACCATGTTTTTGATAAAAGACTATAGCAGTAGAATCTCCGACTCCAATATCCCAAACTGTATTAACTAATAACGTAGGATCATATTCCATCAATGTTATGTTTTGCTTATCCTCAAGCTCTTTCATAATATTTCCGTAGATAGATCCTTCAATATTAGCAATCCAATCACACTCAAACTCCTGGCGGTACTTTGTATCGCCCATGGCTTTCTTAGCAGCGTCTAATTCTTCTTGATCTATAATCTTAGTATCAGTTGCAGCTGCTGTATAAGCATACCATTTAGGATCTGCTAAAGCTTGTTGGTATAATTCATAAAATAAATTAGACATTCCTGCTGGCGTGCCGATCATATATGCAAACCCCTTACGATCAGAAAGAGCTGGTCTAATTATTTCATTCCAAAGCTTAGGTTCGATCTGAGCTACCTCGTCAATTACGACTCCATCTAAAGCTAATCCCCTTAATGCATCTGGATTCTCAGAGCTTAAAAGTGTAATTCTAGCTCCATTTGGTAAATCACATCTTAATTCTGTTTCATTAAATCTTGTTGTTGGGATGGGTCCCGCAAACATTTTCATATAATCCCAGGCAATAGACTTAGCTTGCTTATAAGTTGGAGCTATATAAGCATATCTAGGATTAACCATATTATTTTGTAGAGCTGCACGAATAAGATGGTTTAACATACAAACTGTTTTACCAAATCTTCTGTGGCAAGCTAGTACAGCAAATCTATAATTATCTAATTGGTTATGTAAATTTTGTTGTAGCTCCCTTGGAGTGTACGGGATCTTAACATGCATTATAAAATTATAGCTATAACAATAATAACACCTGTAGCGATCACAACTTTTTTATGATCTTTCCACAAATGTTCTAACTGATCAATTATTCCAAGTATATTCATATTTTTTCCTAATGGATTGTTGGTATATTAAACGTGTCATCCAGGGAGTGATAGTCTACCCCAGACTTTTTCATTACTTTAGATGCAAAAGATTTTGAATGTTCCTCGTTTTCAAAACCTGTAAAGTGAACCACTAAGCTATTTGTTTCTGGCTGAAGAAAAACTAGAGCTGTAATAGATTCCATAGCAGCGGCTGTCTCTGTTTGTGTCTCTAATTCGGGAGATATATATATATTGCGCCCGCGCCCAAAATTTCGGGGTATACCCCCTTTTTTATTTTGCGTTTTTGCCTGGCGTTTTATAGGCTTTTTATTAACCATTGGTTTCTTAAACCGCTGAGAAGTAAGTCTTTTAAATATTTTTTTAATCATTGTGTTATTAGTTGTGTTGCAAATTAGAATCATTAAAGAACAAAGCGCGAACATTTCAGAAATCATACGCGCGCGCGAAACTTTGTTTTCGCATGCTATGTACCTAAGTATCCAAGGCTAACCAGTAAGATAATAGTTATTTCTTCTTACGCTTTTGAATCAGAGACGTTTGCTCCAGGTAAGTCTTTAACATCCACACTTGATAC